GCCGACGGCACCCTCGACCAGTGCCTTCAATGCCGTTCGTGCCTGCTTGTCTGTGAAATCGAGTGCCATATCAGACCATCATTGCCGCAAGATCGTTCGTCAGTTCAGGGATAAGCTCGTCGAGTGATGCCAACCACATTGGTCGATTCAGCTGATTAGGATCCTCAAGGATCGGTGCGTAAACCAAATTTGACTCCAACGCTGATTCCATCGTGCTAAGCTTCACGATGGCCAGCGAACGTCCAAGCTTGCCTGAGTCCGTCGCCGGTGCTTCACCCTGTGCAGATGCCCTATGCGATCGTCGAAATCCCTCGCCGCGTTTCCTCGAGTAAAGCCGCCCGGATTTCGATTCTCCGAGCTTCTGCCGCATTCGGATCCGCACCTTTTGCGGCGCCAATGCCACGAACCGGGCCAAAGCCGCCTCGTAGTCCGGAACATCGCCGCTGATTGTGGTTCGGAATCCCAACATAGCTAGATCATCTCCGTTACGAACTTCCAAACACCGCGATTACCTGCTTCACCGGAACGCTTGACGCCCTTGAATTTAAGATCGCCGATCTTCATAAATGCCGTTTTGTTTGAGATAGCGTCGGTCAACGCAGCGGCGGCGATGATCTCGAATGTCCAATCGTTCTGTCTCAGCTCGTCGGAATCATCGGGAACCGCACACCAATCAACGGCAAGTGTCAGCAACAACGTGTTTCCGGTCGGCGTTTTCTCGTAGAACTCAAGACTGTCACCTGGAAACTGCCGCTCGCGTTTCATGTTGATCGCGACCGCACGGGCTATCAGCCTGGCAGGATTGATCTGGTTACCAATTCCCGTTATCTCCGGAACCAAGCCCATTACTAACCTCGTTGAATGGTGAAAGAGTCAACCGAACCACCCCAAACCGACTCAGGAAAGAGCAGGAACAATCCGATATTCTTTCGAATGTCGTATTTCGCACGCTCTGGGTCCATGTCTGCACCCTCATTCGCCGTGTTCGGCCGAACAGCTACAAAGTTGGTCCCGGCGCCTGCATCCCACCGTGCTATTTCGGCGATGACGGCGGTTTCGACGGCGGCCGTGATGTGCTCGCTATATGCGGAAAGCTGGACGCCAAGTTCTATCGAGTTGACGCCCAGGATCTTACAAATAGAAAGCTTTTGAGCTTCGGTAAAGGCCATTATTCTTGGTCGCGGGCTTCGAGGATCTTGTCGACCAATGTCGGGATGGTTTCCTCATCAGGAACGATCTCGATACCGGCTTCTTCGGCCATTGCCACGAGTTCGCCTTTACGCATCTTCAAAAGCTTTGCCTTGTCCGGAGCTGCGTCAGCATCGTCATCAGCGGCGCCGCCGCTATCATCGACGCTTTTCGAAGCAACGGCTTTGGCTGTCGCCCACTTGGCGACAGCTTCGGTGCCGGCATCTTCCTTGTTAACGATCACGTAACCGGCTTCGTTGTCGGCCGGGATCTGAATGGTTTCAATTTTCATATCTTCTCCGAATACTAAGCAGGCCGTGGCCGTCTAGCTGACCACGGCCTGCAAAAATACTATGCCGCTCTCAAGCGGGCGAATTAGTTATCACCGTTGAAATCCCAGTTAATGGTTATTGTTCCGGTGAATGTCAGTGCCTCGACTCCTGTTGCATCCGCATTGAGACACGCGTTCAGATATGCGGCTGCAGCCGAGCTGGTTCCATCGAGCGTTCCGCCCGGCGTTGGCGTGGTCGAGTTCGATTTCATCTTGCAGGTTCCTGCTCCTGATGTGGTCGTTGCCGCCGTCGACGGCAAGAACGAGATCTCCGTCGATGAAAGCGTTCCACCCGTATCGGCTCCGGCAGAACCAACTGAAGCCAGAAACGATTTATCACCGGCCGCGGCGATCGCCAGATTTGAAGAACCACCGATCGGCTGGATCAACCCTTGCGGAAAATCATAGATCTTCGTACCACCGCCGCCGGTTGACGTGCCGTTCTTTACCAACGTGACGGGTAAAGCGACACAGGTTAGAACAGTCGTTCGACGGCCACCGGCGCCATACTCACGGGCCGTAACGTAGCCTTGAACGGCCGTAGGTACAGATCCGACAAACGACGCGTCACGAGCGCTTACCTCGCTTGCGGCGTCGGCTCGATAGAGCCCAAGATTGACCGCTACAGTGTTCGGAACTAGATAATTCCAGTTGTTCAGTGCCGAAACGTCATTTGATGAGAAACGGACGCGTGCACCTTGAGGGATGGTAAACGAGAATGCCCCGTTCGAGTCCGTCGTTACCGGACGCTCATAGCTCGTGCTACGAGCACCGTCAACGATGCAGCGAGCGATCGCGATAACGGCTCCGGCAAGTGGAGCACCATTTGTGTCTGTAACGACACCTGAGATTGTGTTGAGAATTGACATCGACTTCTCCTGAAAATGGCTAAAGAAATGTGAAAAATGAGGGCGTATTGCACGCCCTCATGTCCTTATCGAACCGTCTTAGTTAACCAGACGGCAAGCGAGGTTCGGGTCGAGCGTTTTGACACCCCAGAGAGCGTCGATCGAAACGAACACTTTCGAGGTGTCGCCGTCGTAGAAGAGACGCGAACGAAGCGAAAGGCCCGTCACTGGATCCGTAACCGTTGCGATCTTTGCTCCGAGCTGGCCGCCGATCTCGGTCAATGGAGCCATCGCGAGTGCAAATGCATTGCGGTGGAAGCCAAGTCCCTGCTCACCGGAAAGAAGTGTGATCGTGACGACCGAAAGGTTGTCATAATCCTGCACAAGTGCCGGGAAGATCGGAGCGTCAGTCTTCGCTCCGCTCGTTGCCGTAAAATCGGCGGTGAATACATATCGCTGCGAGTTGCCGGCGATAACGAATGAATCACCTTTCTTGAACGTTCCGCCTGAGGTGACGCTGTCGAACGAGATCGCGGTATCGCCTTTCGTTCCGGCTGCAGTCAAAGCACCGGTTGCGTCGGCCGACACGCCAGTCGTGTGCGTTGGCACGTTCTGATTCATGAAGACCTCATAGCCGTACTTCATGCCAAGCGTTCCGCGCATCTGCGAATCGACACCTTCTTGTCCGGCACCTTGATGCTGCGTGAACGCCGAGATGTTCAGAGCTTCCTCTTCCTGCGTCGGCGAGAACATCAGGTGACGATTGTTCATCGGAGCCTGATTGACATTAAGGATTCGACGGTTCGCCGTGATATCAGAAGCCACAAGCGGGGAACCGTTCGTGTTCGACCAAGGAACATCCTTGTAGAGAGCGACGAGCTGCGAATCGATCTTGTCAGCGATCGCGTAAGCGGCCGGCTGAATGTGATCTGTGATGATCTTGTCGGTCGTGAATGTGAGCTCTTTGTCCGTCAACGCGAACTTGACCTCAAACCACTGATCGAGAGTGATCTGAACCTCGCCGGCCTCGACATCCTGAGCCGTTTGCGGTGCCGCAAGGGCCTGAAAGGTCGACGGTCGCGAGATCGAAATAACAGATCCCTTATTCTGCGGTGCTTTATCGTAACCGCGGTGAACACGCCCGGCCATACCGAGATTTTTGCGAAGCTCGATTATGCCCTCTTGGGCATAAAACAGCGGGTCATAAACTGAAAGTTCATTAGACATTTTTCTTTTTTTCTCCTGAGTTTATTTCCCGCCCTTAACCGTCGGGATGGTTTAGTCGGTCCAAACTACCGAGCCGCCCGTTTCAGCGGCCTTTGCCTTCGCCTGTTCATACAGACTTGGGTTTGCTTTGCTGGCCTCTCGTGAGACCGCGATCTGTCCGGCCGTTACACCGCCGCCTTGTCTTGCCGGTGCTCCAGAACCAGCTGCGGTTCCGGCTGTGAAGAGATTGGCGTAATCCTTGTTCGCTCTGATCTCTTCGGCCAACTGTTTTGCCGTTTTCAACGATCCGGCCTTGTACGCGACCTCACCGTTCTCGATGACACGCTCGACATACTTACCGGTGTCCGGATCCTTAACGACCTCGATGCGATTAGCAAAGAAGTCTTCACCACCGTTGGCGATACCGAACTCATTCTTCAGCTCGGCAAGTGTCTGCTTCTTGATCGTCGACACTAAGCTTTTCTCGATCTCGCCGGCCTCAGTCTTTGCGGCCTCGATCTCGGTCCTCGCAGCGGTTAAAGCCTGCTCATGCGAAGTTTTCAAACTGCTTATCTGGCTCTCGTACTTATCCTCGATCTCTTTGACACCAGCCTGCTTGCCTGTTTCGAGCAGCGTTTTGATCTCATCGACCGGCTTTCCGAGGTCCTCATAAGCCTTGAGTTTTGTGGCGAGTTCATTCTTCTCACCATGAATCTTTGTAAGCTCGGTTTTCTTGTTATCGAGCTGTTGCTGCAGCGGCAATGCCAACTTTCCGGCTTCTTCGCCATCCATGGCGAGTTTGTACGAGTTCGTTTTTTCGTCCTTGATAAAGCCATCTTTTCCAAGAACTGTTGCGTCCGGCAGCTCATTAAAAGCGGCCTCATCTAGCACGGCTAGAAATTTCATTTTGGTTTTTCCTTGCTCACGGAGCAGTTTAGATTTGCTTAGACCACTGATCTAAGAGTGATTGTTTTCAACAGGAAGGATTTAATCACTTGCGGAAAGTTAATTGTGAGAATCTCTAGCTCGAAACTGGTCGTAGATCGTTTTCGCAAGGTCTTGTGTCGCGGCCTCATTTCGTCGCCTAAGCTCTTCCAAAGCGAACTCCTGCATTTCGGGATTGTTGGCGGTCGTGGCGATAATCGAGCGTCGGGCCTGATAGTAGAGTTGATTCGTGTAGACGTGAACGAGTTCGTGAACCAGGCATTCGACTTTCGACTGCGACGGTTCGCCGAGCCATGAAGCGTAGATATTGAGGTCGAGCGAACGATATTCCTCATGCACTGTGATCTCGGCCACGGTTCCTTCGCCATTGTCGGAATAAAATCGGATATGGAGCGACTGAACCCACGACGGCAACAGCCAAAGCCACGGGATCAATCTGCTGTCGATCTCTTCCTGAACATGCGGCTCAATGTGATTGTCAAATTGTCTGCTAACCGTATTTATCATCGATACTCCAAATAACACCGGCACTTGCTCCGGCACTGCAGACTTCCTATCTCGGGAATGTCGGCGATCGGCATCCATGATCCGGCGGCGTCAATGCATCCTCGGCAACTTTCGCGTGCGGTTCGGACGCGTCGAGCTTCGATCATTCCGGCCGCCTGTTTGACCGCGATCTGCACGGTTGCGTAAGTCAGGGTTGCCCCGAGCAAATAGCCTTTTCCGCGTGCCTTGATAGTTGGCGCCGAGAGCTTTTTCTTTTCAATATCCTTTGCGAAATTCTCGGCATATTTCAGCTCGCTTGCGATGTTCTGACCGACGATCGGCTTCGATAATGCCGCGGCGATCGAGCCGCTCCCGATAGCGGCCATCAGTACGTGCGACGAACTAACGAGCTGCGTGAACTGGTCCTGCCACTGCGAGAGCGAGATCTCTTTCCGTGCCAAACGGTCGGTGAGTTTTGCGATCCGATAACCGACGCCTGTCTCGATCCGTCCGAGTTCCCTGCGAATGGTCTTATTCGAAACGCGACGGCCGTCGAATATGAACGAAGCAGTGTCGGCATCCCACCGAACCGTGTCGGCTCTCAGGCCCAAGATCACGGCCAACGCACCGCCGATCGATGCGGCTAGCTCCTCAGCACGCTCTTGCTCAAGCTGCTTTTCGGCCTCGGTCATTTCGCGTCAGGGTCTTTTGGTTTTAGTTCAGGCGGATCTGTCTCGATCGAATTGACGGCCGCGATACGTTCCATTTCCTTTTCGACGTCAAAATCGTCGGGAAGATCCATCGCAGTTTGCAGACACGTCAAGAACGTTCGCAACGAGAGTTTGTTGCTGTCGACCAGATCACTGAAGAACCCAACCTGCTCCATGTTGAACGTCAGCCGGTCGTAGTCGATCTTGAGTTTCAGCTTCGCTTTTTGCTCTGCGTCCTCGAGGTTGATCGTCTTCGAGCCCCGAATCTTGTTGATAATGTCGGCCGTCGCATACAGCGCACGTTCGACGCAGTTCTCGAAATCACGCGTCAGCCGGGCAAGCTTTGACTCACGGGTACCGGCATTGTCGATCACCTCGGTCGCGGTCCTGATCGCCGTCATTTCGGCCGGCACGAACATGCCAACGCCGTACTTTGCGATCTGCTGCTCGACGTCTTTGTAGCGGTTTTGCGCGAGCTGCATTCCTTTTCCCTCGACCTCGACATAGGTAACGCTGAAATGCTCGCCCCAGCCTTTGATACCAACACCCGGCGATGCCGTCTGGTCAGCCGCGGCAGCTGCAGCGTCTTCTTTTGTGTCGTACTGACGAACCTGCTGAGGCGTACAAACAAGGTGGCAAATGTTGTCGTAATCGCTCTTTTGGTTGTAGTTCTGAATGCAAAGCATCGCCAGCGTCAGCATCGACGGCTGGCTCAACATATCAGTGATCGGAAACAACGGAATGTAATCGAGACCCGTCGTTCCGGTTTCCTTTGAATTCCATTTCTTCTTATCGTCCTGCTCGTAGACCTGAAACGATCCGACATTCAGACGACGAATTCTCGTCACTTCTTTCTCGCCAAACTCGCCATCGTCTTCAATCGTGACCTCTTTGATCGTCACCTGCGACAACACCTCACGCGAACCGATCTTTTCGGTCTTGGTCTTTAGGACCTGTGAAGCTTTGTAGAACACCCAATACGGCCTGTCGCCCTCGCGATCGGCAAGCGTCGGCTTCTGACCTTCCGCGATCTTCTTCGCGGTTTCTTCTTTCAAAGGCGGCGAATCGACGTAGATGTAGCCGTTGCCGTCGCGCAGATACATTTCGAATGCATCGAGCAAAAACTTCCACAAACTGTTGCCGCACAGATCGATATCCGTGAACAGCTCCAAGATCAGCGGATCGACTTCCTTAGGCTGCGGATTCGTCTTAAAGACCTTTCCGGCCATCGTCTCGATCGATAGACGGAATTCGTTCTCGAATACGCTGTTATTCTTGCGATCTTCGTATTTTTCGTTCGGTTCTTTTCGGAATTTGGGCAGGTATTCATCGCTTTTCTGGCGAATATCAAGCGACGAGCCCCACAGATCCTCGGTGATCTTCCACGCCGGAGCCAGCTTTCTATGGGCCGCTGATTGGAAGTCCGGTTCGTTTTTCTTCGCGTCGTTATTGGTTATCGATGCTGCCATGGTACCTACGTTGTAAACTCAACCGAGCCGCTGCTGACGGGCTTTGTAAGATACCAACAACCGTACCGCATCCCGTCCAATAAATGGTCGAGTCCGTCCTGAGGCTCGTCGAGCCAGATACCGTTCTTTTGCTTCCATGAATGACCGTTCAGCTCCGCAAACAGACTCTTGCCACCGGCGACAGGCCGCAGATCGTAGCCTTTAACGTTGTTGATGCCGGCAAGAACAGAGCCTGGGCCTTTCCATGCTTCGACGAGCCAATAACCAGCCGAACGCAATGCATCCGCATAAACAGGCCCGGGCTGCGCTGTGTCGTAAACGATCGGGATCTTCTTGCTGATCTTCGCGGCATCCAGAATCTTGATCAGCATCTCCGGCGTGTGTTTGCTTAGATAGCAGACCTCTTCGACGTAGAGCTGCTTGCGGTCTTTACCTATCTCGTCAACCAACGCGACCTTACACATTGCCGTCGCGTCATTCCAACCGAAATCAAGTCCGTAAGCCTGCGGCACGCACGGCATTTCGCCAACTTCGCTGTAATTCGGATAGACCAGGCCTTCGAGAGCCTTGCCCCATTCGCCTTTGGCATAGACTCGCCAATGATTAGGATTCGTCTCTTTGTAGGCCTCGAGTCTATCGGCGTAGCCCGGATCGATCTCAAGCAACTTGTGATTATCGAGATAGGTTGATTTCAGGATCCTATGCCCGGCGAGCTTTGGGATATGGATCTCTTTATTGATGAAATGCTCGGCGTCTGTCGGGTTGTACGTCAGGTCCCATTGCACGAACTTGTAACCGCGCAAGCGGTCACGAAGTAAATTCAGGTCCGACATCGAACGCATTTCCGTCGCTTCTTCGATCCATCCATCGTCGGCACCGTGAATAGATTTGATCTTCTCGACGTCATCAAGTCCGAGAAAAACGAACTCGACACCGGTCTTCAGATTGCGAATGTAATAGGGCGAAGTGCCGAACTTGAAGCAGTCCTCAAGGCCCCACGAATAGATGATCGCCTTGAGCTGCGAGAAACAGCTTTGCCCGAGCGAATTGTAGTAACGGCGAGCGACGAGAGTTTTACGACCCTTTCGCCATGGCAAAAATGACCGAATGATCTTCTTCTGCGCGACGAACACCGATTTACCGGAACCGGCACTGCCAAAGTAATGCAGCACCGGATCTCGCCATTGAAATGTAGGGATGTAGATCGGATTGAAAAGGTTCGGATCCGAGAAATCAAAGACCTCTTCTTTCGGTGGTGCACCGTCAAGCGGCATCTTTATTCCTCAGGATTCTCTTCCGTCAGCGTCGGCAATATCACACGAGTAACCGTCTCGATCGGTCCGCCGTCTACGCCTGTTGCCTCAACTTTCACAGGCTTTGCCATGCCGAGAAGCTGAACGCGGAGCTTTAGAACTCGTTCGTAAGCACGACTATATTTCTCGACATGGTCCGAACCGAGCTTTGCCAATACGGCCTGAATAGACCTCCCGCTCACCGTACCTTTATTGATGCTTGCCAGTATCTTACGATCGGCGTCGGCGATCTGTAATAGGTTCGGCGATAACGCGAGTTCCTGCCGGTCGAGCTTCTCAAGTTCGAGCTGCAAGAGTTGCTTAGCCGATAACTCGTTGTCGTTTATTGCGTCATCCAAAGCGGCACGCAGCAGTTTCTGCACGTTGCTCTTCGAAACGCCGGTCAGGCCGTCTTCGGCCAAACGCTGCGAGATCTGACGAATCGTTGCGCCGCGGACTCGAAGGTCTAGGATTCGGTTCTTCTTGATGATCAGGTCAACGTCGACCTCGGCGTCGGTACCGTCAACAGGTTCGCCTGCCGCAGTCTTTTCGGCAATGGCATCCTGCCGGCGACTGGCAAGATCATCGGCGGCCGCGTTCTTCGGACGGCGTTTTGTGGTTTTCCTTGGAGCTTGTGGCCTCTCTGGCGTGACGGTCTCGACGACGGCCGGAGCCTCGTCTTTCGGCGGTTTCGCCGCGGCTTTCCGCTTCCCGGACGCCGCCTTTGTCGATCTATTTGCCATCGTGAGAAGATTTTATGGCGAATTCGGTGCTTATTGTGCCTGCTCGTCTCGGTGCTTTTTGGCGATCTCGATCTGGCGCTTGGTCATCCACGCCTTTTTGTATTCGGTATCTTCGAACAGCTTTGAGAACCCTGTGATGTGTTTCAGTTTGAGCAGTTCCTCAGGTTCCATGCCCATTTCGTTGCAGATATCAGCTTCGTCCCAACCGTTCTCAAGCATTTCGAATACGATGTTCGACATACCGTCGATAGAGTGCTTCCCTCGAGCACGATTGTGGCGAACGGTCGACGCCATGCGATCGTTGATATCCTTGTCGATCACAACGACCGGTAGACGGCCACAGTTGCGTTCGAGAATATCGGCGTTCGATTTGCAGGTGAAATAACGGTGAAAGCCGTCGACGATGACGTACTTCCCTCGCTCCGCATCGTAGACCGTAACGACCGGCTGAGTGTAGCCGTCGTGTTCGATCGATACATACAGCGACTGCATCTCGCGTTTGGCGACCGAGTTTGGATTATAGTCATTGGCCTCGACATCCTCGATCGGCACCCAACGCACAAGGTCGATCGGCTGCGACTTCACTGGTGAAAGTTCGTGCAACAACTTGCGCAAATCCGCAAGAAACGCCATCTTGTCGGCGGCTGCTTCAAATTCTTCTGTGATCGTGTCTTGTATTTTCATTGCGGTATAAATCGGTTCGGGTTAGTGATCTGGAGTCCTTTCTTCCATTTTCGATAGACGTAAACCTCTGGTCGACGCAAATAGGTCTCGATAGTGGTCGAGTGCCAATCGTTTTTGAGTATCGCTTTGACGCAGACTTGAGCCAGAGCGGTCTTGATTTCGGTATCCGTGTAGAACCTATCGATGGAACAAAAGTGACGTTTGAATGACATCTTCGCCTCGTTGTCCGGGATCAGGTTTTCGAGCAGATAGTCTCGATACTCGGTCCAGTTCGTGAACATGTACGGCAGCTCTTTCACCTCGAACAGATCTGACTTCGTCTGTCCGGCGGTGTTCACGCCATTTAGCCTGGCGACAAGCCGATTCCACATGTCTGGCTCGACCTCCTGAAGAAAGTAGAGCGATTTGACGGCCGTCTCGTGATGGACGTTCGAGACTCGCATTTCCTTCGGCGCGATCCCGTACTGATACATGTAATCGTAGAGTTTGCAGTATTGCCATTTGCCGTCATGGATCGCTTTCCAGACGTCGGTATAGCTCCAGTCGTAGATCGGATAGAAAGTGATATGGTCGACCTTCTTGCTCAGGCGTTTTCCCCAAGTGGCATCTTTGTAGGCCGCGGCATTTGTCAGGCCGAGCAACCGTGTCGGGCTTTCCTCGCAGCGAACGCCACCGATGTAGCAGCTCTTCTCATTAGGAAACTCGACGGCCATGATCGCACCGAACAGTTCTTTGAATCGATCGGTGCCGTATTTGTTCTCGGTGAAAGCGTTCGGTTCTTTGTCGCGGATCCATTTGCCGCCATCTTCCCAACATTGCAACCACGGCTCAGCCGTCGACGTCGCATTGAAAAGCTTCAACGGCATCTGGTACCACATCGGTTCGACGCGTGGATCGTTCATGATCGTGCGAACGTAGTCGATCACGCAATCCCATTCGGCCTCTTGATCGAGGAACATAACCTTGAGCGGTAGGCGGCCCTTTTCCTCAGCGACCTGCATCGCGAGGTTGTAGCAAACGGTCGAATCCTTACCGCCGCTCATGTTGACGACAACGTTCGGAAACTCGTCGAAGATCCAGCGAATTCGATCGAGCGCCGCGTCGTAGACGTTTTGTTTGAGGTAGATCTTCACAGCGGTTTAGTGTACTCAGCGACTACGTAACTGTCGCGATGATTGGTCAGCTTCCAGCCGGTCAGGTCATAGTCGGAAAGATAACGATGCGGAAAGGCGACAGCACACTTCTCGTAGGTCACCGGAAGGTATTGCTCTTGGTAGAACATCAGAAACGCTCGGCCGCCTGGTCGCAGCATTTCGATCACCCGATGCAATGTCGCCGGGTTCACGTAGCTCATTGCTCCGAACAGTGAGAAGATCAGATCAAATCCATCGGCGTCGTAGAACTCTTCCAACTTCGTGACGCACAGAGCATGCTTCCCTTGCCCGTGGTTTCCCTCAAGCCTGAACAACATCCGTTTCGATGGATCGATGCCGAAGTAGTTCGTCGGCTTGTGGTACTCAAGAAACAAACCGGTTCCGCAACCGATATCTAGCATCCGAACGCTTTCATCGGCACCGAGCATTTCGAAGATCTCAAGGTTCTCCGCGTGAGAGGCCTCGTCGACGAACAGTGTGTCGTATCGGTCGGCGATCAGATCGTAGTCGGCAACTTCCTTGATCTCGGCTCGATTGATCAGGATCGTGTGCGGTTTGCCATTGAGGTTGATCGGAGCACCCATCGTCCAGTACTTCATCCCGTTCAGGTTCAGCATCGTGTAAGGCCTGCCTTTGTACATCTCGATATAGCCGTTGTCGCGAATGTACTGAACAGCCTCGCAGAACGCAGCATCACCGTTGGCACCGGTCCATGTTTTCCGCAACGTGTACCAGTGCGGATTCTCCGGCATCGTCTTAGCGAAGACGTACTGAGCTTCGAGCAGGTTTTGTAGGACGCGGTCTCTCATGTCAGTTCTCGTTAATGAAGAAGGTTTCGGCGCAATGCGGACATGCGACTTCGAGGAGCTGCTGGCCATTCTCTTTGAACTTGTCGTCGAGCTCGCCTTGAGTCTTGATAATGTCGTCGGCCGACACCTTGCGATGCGACATTTCCGGATCGAGGTTAGGCAGATAGTTGTCGAGGTCCGGTAGATCCATGCCCATATCGCCAAGATCGAACTCGGTCCATTCGTTTGCCAAGATATCGAAATCGTCCTCGCCGAATGCGACGTTGTCTTTGATCGCGAACTCAGCAAGCTTTTCGACAGGCCAGTTCGCCGGTACTACCTTTGCCGGGATCTCAGTGTGTCCAAGTTCCTTTGCGGCCTCGAGCCGCATATTGCCGCCAATGCAGACGTAGATCTTGCCGTGTTTGACCACGACGATCTCACGTAGCTCCAGCATCTCCGGAAACTCAGTGATCGACTGTTTCAGCTTTTCGAAGCGATGGTCTTTTATCTGGCGAGGGTTTCGCGGCAGGCCCGGAATCTGTCCGGTGTTCGGCTCTATCTGCTTTATTTTCAGCACCTTACAACCTCTATTTTATCACAGGTTAGGGCAGCTTTTCAGCCGCCCTTCGCCTATGGACAAGAAACAACAAAGTAACGATGTTTAAGAGTTTAGAGGCTTGGAGAGGTTTATTGTGTAAGTTGCGATGCAGTTCCGAAAAAGCCCATCAGCTTGCCGCCCGAGCGAACGTCGGGATTTGCGATCATGCGAACCGCCACAAAACTGGTCGCACCGGTTCGGAATCGTACATTCGTATCGAGCGGCATTGCGTTCTTGATCGCCTGATCTATATCGACCAGCAAACGAGAGCGATCGTCCGGGTGAACACGCGAAATATATTTGCGGTAAAGCAACTCCTGATCGTCTGCGTTGACGAGTTCCCGAAAAGCACAGTTTGTGATTGTCATGTCGCCGCTCGCGTCAAGATCGAATATGGCATGAGCGGCGGTCTCGTCCTGATTGCGAAGCCGGGCCTGAATGTATTCCATTTTGCCATCAATTCGCATTACGGCATCTTTAACCGACGAGCCGCCATTAGTGGTTAGTTGTCCATCGATACGGTTGATCGTCGCCGACATTTCATTGAGCAGCACACGATCACGCTTTCTGCGGTTCAACCATCCTTTGAATTTATCCTTCGTCGGAGTCCAACCGTTCTCGCGGATCTCTTTGATAGCTTTGATCAGACCGCCGAGGCCGACGATAAACGCAACAACAAGGCCGATGATCCCAAGAATATCGGCGACCGACATATCGACACCTTCGAGGTTTATGAGTACTAAAGTGAGGAACATAGAACTAGAAATTTATTAAACCGATCTTTTTAGGGCGCACGTTCTTGAGCAGCACATCGATAACGGAAAGCTGTCGGACTTGGTTGGCTTCGCAGCCGATCAGTTGACCGGACTTGCTTGCGAGATCTGTTTGGGTTCGTGTTAGAGCCTCTTTCAGATCAGCCTCGTTCTTGCTGGCTGTCGCTTTAACATCTGCGATGATCTTGTCTTTCTCGGTCAGGGCTTCGGTTAGAACATTGACCTTGTTCTTTGTTGCTTCAAGTTCGCGTTTGTTCTCAGCCGCGGCATTTCCGGCGGCTTGTGAGATGCAGAGAGTTCCGGGCGGCATGACTACACCGTCGCAAGGTGATTGCGCTGAAATAGCGACGGTAGAAAGCATGAATACTGCAAAAAACACCAATAATCGCGAAATCGCACGATTCATTTTCATTGGTTCACCTCAATAATCGGACTATCGTAGTCCGCGAATTCGTTCAGCTTGACGGTCTTGCCCGCGTATTCGTGAGTGCAATCAGAAAGGTACTGAATGTTGCCGTCTTTGATGAACGAATGACAAACTACATCGGGCAAATCCACCTTTTCGTCGGCCATTATTCTGTTGGCTTCGTCCTGAGTAGGCATCTTCTTGCCTGTCACGAGTAGCGACGGCGAGAACGTCGGTGATTCGAGATCGCCGTTAAACTGCCAGCCTTTCAGCTGATGCCCGCAGCCACAAGCGAGACAAGTGATTCCGTATTCGTTCGGGCCAAGCTCTTGTACTTTCGCCATTACTCACAAACTCCAGTCAAAATACACTCAAGCTCCGGACCAGTAACGTCTTTTCCGATCGACTTCGCGGCCTGGATCTTCTCGTCAGCTTCTTTGACCTTTGCCCAGATAGCGGCTTGCTTCGAAGCCTCGTCTTGCTCCGAGATCCGATTGCGGCCATCGACGGTCTTTACGACATCAGCGTTCCGCTCAACGGTCTCGGATAATGCCTTTAGACGCTCAGATTCGTTCTTAGAATTGATCTTCTCGATGTTCTTGATGTCGAGTTTTGCAGGCTTGTTGAAACACGAACGCAGCCACAAACCGCTAATTAGCACGATCAGCAATATGACGACGATCAGCCCTATCGACGCAATTTTCCTAGCCTTCTCGTAATCGAAGCCGAATACATTGACTAAGAATGCGGTTATTGCTAAGAACATGCCGATAATTATCGGCGAATGTGCGGTTTTAGTGTTTACTGACTAAGAGCAGGAAATGATCTCGCCGTCTTTATACCAAAACGGGGTATCACAGACGTGCTTGCCGTTGTTGTCCAACACTTCGACGCCTTTCAGAAAGCCGCTGTCTCCGACAACCTTCGGTGTGTTATCGAACGCGACGGCAGCTACGGAAAACGAGAGAGCAAATCCCAAGAGCAAGCCGATCAGAATGTTTCGCATTGTTCGATTATACGAAAAAGCCCCGGACCGACAAGTTGAACGGTCCGAGGCTCGTGTTAGTTCCTAAGGTTGGAGAAGAGTCCCAACTGTTTACAGGTTATACATCTGCACGAGCAAAGTGGTTGCCGGCAAGTCCGCTGTAACCTTTGGCCGAGTTATGCGAGTATGCAGCGTCGATATTTGGTTTGAACAGACCAGGTAAATAGCCGTCGAGTTCTTGTGCAGCGAAGATATCCGGACGTGGTTCGTTCAGGATCATCTTGCCGGTAGCAGCCGGTACGCTTGTGTCGATCGATACGAGTCTCGATTCAACC